AAGTCAGACACTACGTATGTAGACACGGAACTTGCTACAAAGTCAGACACTACGTATGTAGACACGGAGCTGGCTACAAAGTCAGACACTACGTATGTAGACACGGAGCTGGCTACAAAGTCAGACACTACGTATGTAGACACGGAACTTGCTACAAAGTCAGACTCGGTTGCTTCAATTGCATCTTTGAAAACATTTACGGATGCTGTAGATAATCGCTCAGTAGAAGTCCTAGGTTTCTATACCGAAGGAGACGGCGGCGGAGGTACCTTCTTCTGGGATGCTTCAAGCACTGCTACGGATAATGGTGGTACTGTTATTGCAGCTACTGGAGTAACTACTGGACGTTGGAAACGAGTGTACTCTGGTGCAGTCAATGTTAAGTGGTTCGGAGTTAAAGCCACTGAGTCAGACACCACAACTCGAACTAATAATACATCCAGAGTAAATAGTATAGTCACATCTGGCTTTAGTGACATTCATATACCTGAAGGGTCTTTTTATTTTAATGGTGCATGGAATATTGATGGGGTGCGCAAGCTTCAAGGTGTTAGCCACGTTTTGACTGTACTCTATAACAGTGCAGATGTAGATTTCCTTGTCCGTACCGCAGTACTTTCTGATTCTTCAATTGGTAATCTATACCTTAGATATGATGGCGGTAGTTGGAGAGGATTTGATTCTACCGCTAAAGCTATTAATATGAAAGGTGGTGGGCGTAACACACTCCATGATATTCAGGTTATGGACTACCGTATGGGTATATATTACGAAGATCTTTATTGGTTGCTGTCTATTAATCGTTGTACTGTCTGGAATGCGACAACTGCTTATCACTTAGATTCAGCTGCGGGTGGTCCAACTACAACGACTTTTACAAAGTGTTGGGCCAAAGCGTGTATAAATGGATATTACATTGAAAAATGTTCCAGTGTTTCTTTGATTGGTTGCGCTTATGATACAGCAACAAACTACGCGGAACATGACGATGTCCCAGTGGGTTTTCCTATTTTTACAGGCATATGTGGAACGGTTAGTATATACGACTTTGAGTTTGAAGCATATGGTAATACCGTATGGACTGGTAGTATCCCTGCACTCATGTATTTCTCTGGTCATGGCAGTCTTGCCACTAAAGTTCTTGTAGATGGGTTTACTATTAAAAATCTAATAGCAGACTTATCAAATACAGTACCACTTTATGTTGTCCGATTATTTGCTTCTGCTAGTAACGGTTCTTATACATTTAATCGGATTCAAACAGCGTCTTGTGATGCTAACGGAACATCGTATCTAAAGACCAACTTTATTCAGAATACATCGGGTGTAACGACTGCAGTTAGGTGGCAGGATAACAAACTTTCACCCTTTTCTGGTGACACTACTACACACCAAGCGGGGACAGTTAGGCATATAGATTTAGATCACAGTAAAACTCGACCCATACTACTCGCAACAGGTACTGACTCCGTTGCAAGTGGCGGTGTTATTGATACTGGTATTTCAGGTGATGAGTTTATTGGAACAACTGTGCAATTTACTCCTGCCCGAACATCTGGTGATTACCCTCAGGTGATTACAAACAATAGAGACATTTTTAATAATTCAGGCGGAATTCAACTAAAAGTCTACCACAGCAACATAAGTGACGGCACACCCAATTATAGTGCCCATGTCGTTAATTGGGCTTTATATGGTTATCAGAAGGCGAAAAATAGTTAAAAACATATACCCAACCTGTATAACACTTCAAAACAGAGCGTAGATCATCCTGCGCTCTGTTATATAATACATATGCCAGATCCATATAACATTCCACTGACTGGAGCGCAGATTTCTACTGCGCTTCAGGCTACTTATCAAATCAACAAGAACGCCTCTGAAGTTAATGACGCCATTAATGCTGCGCATAATACTTCGGGCAGTATCTCCAGCGGAGGTACTAATCTGGTACAAAGCGGAACCATACATACTGCTCTAGCTAATCAAGGAACAGCGACTACCGCTGAGATCATAGCTAAGATCCGCTCGGTTACAGGGTGGGCTCGGTATGTGGACTCCCAGTACACTTCAGGGAGCCCATTAAGCACAGGGTCTAAGACTCAACTTACTATTGACGGTAGTGGTACAGGCAACGAAACCACGTACCTACCTACGGGTGTTACATCTCTGTGGAATACGTCCACCAATAAGATCACCCCTGCCGCAGTGGGTGATGCTTATGATGTTCGTTTGGACTTCACTGCTTCAGTAGCTTCTGGTAATGAAATTGCTGAAGTGATTTTTGAAGTAAATGGGGCGGCTCTAGCCCACAGAACTGTGACCTTTGCCAAGACTGGAGATACTTCGTTTAGTATTGGTCTTCCCCTTGCCGTCGATTCAGCGTTTCTCACCCACGGGTGTTCGCTACAGTTTGATACGAGCGACTCTATTGGTATCTATGATATCTCGCTATTCATTAAGCGAGACTTCACGGCGCTCACGTAGTTCGATTTCCCGCTGGATGTACCAAGCAGCCTTCTTGAGATCCTCAATACTGTTGAATTTCAAGTCGGCTCTCCAGATGTACTTAACAGCGTTGCCTAAGCAGAAGCTCATGTGCTCTGTCACTTGGATGCACTCTACCCCACTGGGGTGTGCTGTATAGTGGGTTGGGTTATTGACTGGGTCGTTCATACTTTCTTGTTCTTTAGTCGGTGACGTCGGGATGTAATGGAGCCCACTGTACGGTCAAGCACCAGAGATAAACTCTCGATACTGTCCTTCCAATGGTTCAAGAGGTACTGATCGTCTTCTTCTGTCCAGAAACGGTAGTTGTTCTCCTGTTTGGTGACTTCTACGTTGATCTCATGGTCGAGGATTATCTTGTTACGGATACCGAGCAAAGTAGCTACAGCTCCGACGATTCGTTGTTTTAGGTTATTCATTTCAGTAGTTCTGTTAGGTCGTTAAGTACGGAGGTTGCCAAATCTTTCTTGGCAGCCAGTGCCGCTAGAATCATCTGGTCGATGGTGTTAGGTGTTATTAGGTCGATGTAAGTACAGCGGTTTGTCTGACCAATTCTGTGGATTCGATCCTGACTCTGTAACCGTGTCTCCAAGGAGTAGTTGTTGCTGAAGTAGACAGTAGTGTCTGCTCGGTGCAAGGTCAGTCCCTTGGCAGCTGCCGAGGTTCCAATGAAGAAGTCAGCTTCTCCGTTCTGGAATCGTGTCACCGCTTGGGTACGTGCGTTCTGGGTAGTGTCACCGAAGTAGGTCACAACCTTATCCGCTCCGTATGCATCACTGAGAGCGTCACGAACCTGTGCAACATTTTGCCTGTAAGCACAGAAGATAACCAGTGGTTTCTTGGCTTCTGCGATCTGTAACAGGCGCTTAATGCGGTTGCTGGGCAATTCGTGGGTGGTACCTTCGTCGTCGATTACAAAGCCCGTCAGGATCTGGTGGAGCTTCAGGAGCTTGGTCAGTGCCTGTGTGGTCGTTACAATCTCACCAGAAGCAAGCTGAGCCATACAGAGGTCTTTCATCTCCATATATGCCTTACTTTGCTCTTTGGTCATTTCGACGTGCTCTTCGATGAAAGTCTTGTCGGGAAGGTCTAAACAGTCCTTTTTGTCTAGTTTTAACGAGAAGGGCTCTAATTCCTTCGTTAGTCGGTCAAGCTGCCTGTACCCTGTGATCTTTTTAAAAGACCTATTTTGCATGGTTATGGTGGCTTCTATGGCATATTGGGACTTAAATGCTGTGTACGAAGAGTACGGGATGGTGTCAGGAGACAGGAATTTACACTGAGAGAATAGATCCAAGGGTCCTTGTGTGATGGGGGTGCCGTTCAGGATCCAACGCTTGTTAGCCAGTTTCGCCAGTTTGAGGCATGCACGGGTCTGTGCGGCTTTTGGATTCTTAATACAGGTAGACTCATCAATGACGATGTGTGAGGGCTTGTGGCGCTTTAGAAACAGCTCTACGGGTCGGAAACCTGAAGCAGTACGGAGAGCCTCTACGTTGATCAAGAAGAACTTGAAAGGGGAGTCGTCCTGAAAGAACTCATCTAGTTCGTTTTTAGCCTTCTTACTGGTGGGTGTTCCCTTCCAGCAGTAACAGGAGTGGTCTACTGCTACGTGCTTCGGGATCTCTGAGTGGTTCCAGTTCAGATGGAGACCATTCGGAGCAATCACAAGGACAGCTCCTTCGGGTCCATTTTGAATGATGTCTAGGATGATCTTAGTCTTACCAGTTCCCATCTCACAGAACAAAGCGCCGTAGTCTTTAGTCTGGAATCGGTCAAAGGCTTGGACTTGGTGGTCCATGGGGGGGAGTTTAGTTATCATAGGTTTCGTAGTACTTGGTTAGCGAACTTATCTCGGTCAAATGTGGAGTCTCTAGACAGGAGAAAGTCAGATGCTACCAAAAGGGTAGCATCAATTTGGTCGATTTTGACTTCCCTTATCACTTTTGCAAGCAGGTGTGCGATCAGTCGATGGTCTTGTTTTGTCATATTGGTTGGTGGCTTGGTAACCTTACCAGTGCTTACCACAGCTAATTTTTAAAACTATACTAATAAGTTACCAACTACTTACGAAAGTTTACCACTTACCACTCTAAAAATAAAGAAGAGATATAAAATCTCAAGCCAGTGGTATGGTAATGTGGTAAAAGTTTCGTAAGTAGTTGGTATTATATATGTATAATTTATTTAATCGAAGTGCTGGAAATGGCTTGGTAAATTTGGTAAGTTTACAAGTTGTAGTAGTAGTCTGTCATTGGCTTGTGTAGGAAGAGCTGTTGTTTTGCTCTAGTGGCACCCACATAGAACACTCTGTGTTCCGAATCTGGATCTTTTAGGTAGGTCCTGTGTGTTAGGGTAGTCATGTCAGGTAGTAAAACTACGTTGTCCGCTTCCTTCCCTTTCACACTGTGTATGGTAGCTACTCTGATTTTAGTACTCGTGTTAAGGCTTCCCGTTTCTTCTAGCTTCCTGAGAGGAGCTACAATGGATTTGGGGATGCTGAAGGTCTCATACCATGGATTGAAGTTTACAAGCCCGTATTCGGACTGTAAGGTGTCTCCATCTAGGTATGTGTCATCATCTAGGCTGGCTACTACCTTTTTGAAGCCGTGTGCAACCGCTTTTCCTTTCAGGTAGTTCTTATAGATGTGTTTGACCACTCGAGAGGAGATAGTGAAACCTTCTCTCATATCTGTCCATGCTATGACGGATTCTATTAAGATGGGAGAGAAAGCTCCGTTACCTGTATCTGACTCATAGACGAGCCCCAATTTGTTTAACTGGTGCTCGAAGTAAGGTAGGTACTTCCTGTTTCGTGCTAGGAAGAACCATGTACCCTCTTTTAGTTGATCCGCAAGCTCGGTAATCTCTCCGACATATTCGATAAGACCTCCTTTATCTGCGGGAGTTACTGAGTACTCCTGTTTGTCTGAGATCCGATCTGCGATAGTCTCTGCATATGCGAGCAGATTCTCAGGTAGTCGGTAGGACTGCTTCAGGACTTTACGGTCACCTTCTAAGTCGATCAACTGCTTCGGGTCACCTCCACTGAATCCGTAAATGGACTGCTTGTCATCTCCAGCGATAATAGTCTTTTGTGCTTTGCTTTGGAGTTTCCGAACAATGTCCCACTGTAATGTGGAGAGATCCTGACACTCATCTACAAATAGGTGAGTGATCCGTACTTCCCAGTCATCCAGAACGTCTAGGAAGACTTCCAGCTGGTCGGTGAAGTCATACACCCCATGTTTCTTTCGAAACGATCTGTAGGCTTCATCAAAGTCTTTAATCTCTTTAATGGAGAACGTACTTTCTTCCTGATACTTCGCTGCTTCTTCAGCCGTCCAGCGTCGGGATCTCATATGTCCATTAAGTTGAAGCAGACGATCACTGTTGTTTGGTGGTGCTGCGCTACCTTTGGATGAGATTGCCCTCATGGAGTTGATGTTCATACCCAGCTCTTTACCCAGTTCAGAATAAAGGGCGTAGGTCATCATCTTCTTCTGCGGGATGCTACGGTACGCCAGAGAGTGCAGTGTTCGAAAGTAACGGAACTGATGGTCTGTGTACTTTGGAAACTTCTCACGGGCACGGGAAGCGGCTTCATGGGCTCCTGCTGTAGTGAAGGTAGTGAAGATAATTGTGTCTGGTGTGGTCTCTTTGAGCGCGTGGTTGAGCTCATCCATCAGGGCGGTAGTTTTACCTGTCCCTGCGGATGCTACATAGATGGTTGGTTTATTCATATTTAAATGTATTCGGCGAATTGGAAGTCTCGTGCGAGTACCTCAATGCACTCCCAGATAAAGGAGGTAGATTTGTCTTCGAACGGAGCCCAGCGGTTTTTGTCGATAAAGATATCGAGGTCACCATCTGATAACTCTGACCAGTTTTTTGGAAGTTCGTTAGTCAGGAAGTGGCTTGATGCTATGATGTATGATTTGTCTTTGGTCATAATTAGAATGGCTCTGGTGTGGTTTCTGGTGTTTTAATGTTCATTTCGGCTGGTGTTCCCAGCTGTTCGGCAGGGATGCAGAAGCATCGTGGTGTTGATTTGCCGTTGGAGATACGTCGTTCTTTACCTCGAAGCAAAGCTCCCTGAAGTACTTCGACAATTTTATTGTCGGGTAGTGCTCGGAATTGCTTCAATCGTAGGTGCTCTTTCAGGTCGGACATTCGGAATACAAGGTTCCCATGTCGGTCGAACGCAGGACGTCCGTTGTTGAGTAGATCGAGATCATCAGTAGCAAGCTTGCTCCACTCCTGAATGTATTCAATCAACTGTCCAGCACCTGTAGCTTCAGGTGGTACGTCCACAACTGTGCAGGTATTTAAGTAACTGGTCAGTAACCCCAACCAATCTTCCTGCTTTCGTGGTGGGAGCATGATCCGACCAGCAGCCATAAATGCCTGACGAAGAAACTCGTAGTTCCATAGTTCCTTACGTTCCACGCACACCTGTACATTGCTGTGAGTGAAGTACCATAGTTCAGGATCTGTGCGGAGCTGGATGAGAGACTGGTTTGTTGGATCCAAGTCCTCGCTGTCGATACCGAACTCACGGGTCTTACATACCGAAGCTTTGCAGTACCGCTTCAAGCAGTCGTTTCCGCACTGGTAGCGGTACTCTTTGCCTGATGCACTCTTAATCTTGGTACGTACTACACGGTCAGGTAGTGGCTCGGAGAACTTCTTGTTCCATGCTTCCACTGGGCTCATATTCTCCTTGTCCTTACGGGCGTGGTAGATAGCTAGATTAAACAGAGACGTGTCTCGGTGACCTTCTCCGTTTAGGTTTTCTGTGAAGATACGATTCAAGCACGGCGGACCATCAGGGAAAGGTTCTTCTTCTGAAGCAGGTAGTGTAAGATTGTGGAATTCGCTAGGATCGATTCTCTTGCTCTCTACGAGGTCGCAGAACTCTGAAGGGGTGTACCCTTCACTTTCACCTTTAAGAGCGTATCTGAGGCTCTGAGGGCCATCGTAGGGCATATTGAGCCAGTTACCGAAGTCCACTGCGTCATTACCAGTTCCAATGAACCCTTGTTTGGGGAATACCTCGGCTCCTGCGAATCCGAAGAACGCAGTAAAGTCCTGCATCTTTTGGATCACTGGAGCAGCTGCGGTCTCTTCGGTGAAGAACACATATGCGTGGGCTCCTCCTGATTTGGATCGCAGCAGAATGAACGGCCAGTCCATTGTGTTGATGATCGAGATGATCTCATCGAATGGGATCTTATTCTTATATAGGTCTACATCGAAAGCTGCCCATTGGAGCATACCTTCGTAGTTCACTGGAACCTGTCCAATACTGTAGTTACCTGAAATGTGCTGCTCCCAGAGCTGTGTTGTAGTAGGCTTGTGTACCCACCACGATTCACTCTTCTGCTTACCTTCTGGTGTAAATTGGTTGGCAAGGAGTCGAGTGGTTCCGTGTCCCTTTGGGTTGAATGAGAAGATTTCGAAGAACTTTTTAGCCAGTTCCTTTGTTGTGTATTCAGTCATAGGTATATGTGCATTAAATTAAAAAGAGTGTCAGCGACGTGGTTGGGTGGCTGGCTGACGGCAACGGCAATGAACGATCGAAGTGATGTTTCCCTGTGAGCACTCACGACTTACTCATTTTTAGTAGGATAGAGACTACTAAAGTAAAAAAGTGGGGTCCGTTGACTGTTTGAAGTGCAACACGGACCAACATTGCACGGATTGGGTTAGAAGATGTCGCCGTCCGATGACTCAATCAACGGAGTGGCATTTACAGGAGACGGGCTGGGCAGAGCTGCCTGCGCATCCGTATTCTTGGAAACAGCCAAGTCGAGAAGAGCTTCATCTTTCTTGAAGTCGAGAACGCGTGGTTCTGTGAGTTTCCAAGTGAAGAAGCCGTCGCCCTTAGCGTTCTCGGCGTATTCGGACTTGAGCTTGAAGGCTCGTGCGAATACAGCAGGCTTGACCATCTTCAAGTCACCAGCGTAACGGAACTTGTTGATGTCGTCCTGAAGCTTGCGAGCGACACGCTGTCCAGTGGACGTGAGTGCCAGCATGCAATCTGTCTGCTCACCTTCGAGCTCGATGAGACCCATGACATAGGTCGTCTTCTTGAGCTCGTTATCACCAAGCCACTCGTCGTACTTGGTACGGACACCCTGCTTGTAGCCGAGATCCGCACGTCCGCGAATGTCCAAACCGTGAACATTGACGATGCCGCCACCTTGATCCATTGGTTTCCATTCTACGTAAACTGTCTTGAGAGCGACAGGAAGGAACTCAATTGGTTGCTCCAGTACTTCGGAAGTCGGGGCGAAGAAGATATCTCCAGCCTTGGATCCCTCGATGTACTGATCCTTCTGTGGGTTGATTTGTGGTGACATCTGCTGAATCAGATTCAGCAGAGGCATTTTGGATGATTGCTCTAGTTCGTCAAGACCAGTGCCTTCGTGTTTAGTTGGGTCGTATGCCATATTTATTTATTTCGTTTGGTTCTATATTTCTATGATTAGGGTAGCTCTTTTACTCCAGCTACTTGTAGGAGAGATTATTTAAATGTCACTTTGCGTGACTCGTAGACACCGAAGGCTTCTCGTGGAAGCTGGTCTCTAAGTTTTGGGTCACTCAATGCTTCTGTTACGAAGGCTTTGAGTGTTGAATGGTGGACTGTCTGACTGTGGTCAAAGGTAACACCTCGTGTCTTGAGGTCTTCTTTGATCATCTCAGCTCGATCGTCCTGTCCTCGATCTAGCAAAACTTTGATCTCATTCTTAATGATACCATCGTTGTGGGTATCTCGGAGCCATTGGATGGCGGTTTTGGCGTCTTTCAGTCGGGTTTGGACAAAGTCTTTAACTTTGATTTTCTTACCGCTGCTTAACCGAAGTTCTTCTAAATTACGCTCATCCATCAGCTGAGGGATGTCGATTTCTTCAAGTTGTCGGATCTGGTTTTTGGTCTCTGAAACTGTCTCCTCTTCCTCCTGAAGCCTTTGTTTCAGGGCTTGGAGGCGGTCGCCCAGTTCAAGTATAGTGTCTAATGTGTCTGTCATAGGTGGTTGTTTGGGTTAGCACCAACTTTTACCAACATCAAGGTCAGCAATGGTAGGTACGTTGAGATGAATTACGTTTTCCATGATCTCTGCAAGCTTTTTTGCTTCGGATTCTGTAGAGACCATAGCGTTAATTGTTTAGTGCTTCTCTGGGAAGCTTGAGTTCTTTTACTTTTTCGTTGTACGCTAATTTGGCGGCTTCTTCAGAATCGAATAGTCCGATATGAATTTGTTTATATTGGTGGGTTATGGCGGCTCGCCATTTACCTCTGCTCTTCATCCAAGAAACGCCTCTGTATTTTGATGTAGTTTTTCCTTTTCTGTAGGGTTCTTTATGTGCTCGGTTATTGAACGCCTGTGTGACCATACGTAGGTTACTTGGGCAGTTGTTTTCTGGATTACCGTCAATATGATCAACGTGTAGGTTGGGTTTGTATTCAGGTAAGAAAGCTTGGGCGATTAGCCTGTGGTGAAGTGTGGTACGGTTGTACACCGTACCGACACACACAGGTCTTTGTTGTTGTCTCCCATTAAAGGAAATAAATCGTCCCTTAACTAGCCGACCACACTTAGATATATAGTCAGGTCGGTATACTCGACCGTCACTATATATGATTAAAGGTTGTTCATGATTACCTTGAAAGTATATGGTTTCATTGTACATGACTCAAGTCAACACCAAGAAGGACCAATGTCAAGGTCAACAACGGAAGGTACGCTGAGATTAATTACGTTTTCCATGATCTCACCAACACGTTTACCTTCGGCTTCATTGGAAACCATGCAGCAAATTTCATCATGGACAGGCAACCTAATGTCAAATCCAGCCTTATAACACTCTACAAGAGCGAGTTTCGACTGGTCGGCTGCCGACCCCTGAATCAATCTGTTAAGGGCTTTAGAAGTGAATGCTCGGCTTGGGTGACGTCCGTCGCCTGCCGCTACCGCTTCCTTCTTTGTTTTGTAAACGGGACTACCGAAGCCAGTAGTCCATTGGTTAAAGTGAGCTACCCGACCAAGGATGGTTCGGATGGTTCCTCGTTCGCTCGCCATGTTCATCGTCCGATCAAAGAGCAGACGGAGGAATGGTGCGTGGGTGTTGAATCGGTCTAGGATGTTTTCACATTCTTCGATTGAGACTCCGAGGGTTTCGGACATCTTGGCTTTGCCCATTCCGTATCCGATTCCCAAGCATAGCATCTTGCAAGTGTCGTATGGTAGTCCTGTAAGTTCTTCGAAGAACGTGTACAACTTAACTCCATTGCTAAACGCCGCAGCAGCTTCATCAGCTTTTGGAAGATTGAGGAGCTTGGCGTAGTGGACTTGTAGTCGAGGTTCCTGTGATGAGTAGTCCGCTTTGCACCAGAGGGTGTCAGGCTCAGCAATGTACAGGGATCGGATTCGTTTACCCCAGCTACTTCGTTTAGGCACTTGCTGCATGTTGGGGTTGGATGAACTAAGTCGTCCTGACCTAGTCCCACCCTCGTCCGACGCCGTCTGCCGAAAATCTGAGTGAATACGACCTTGATACGTTCCTTTAAGGGCAGTGTCCTCAACAAATACTTTTCGTAGACGGTTAAGTCCTCGAAGGTTATTGAGTTCTTGGCAGAGCGGGTTGGTGGAGTTGACGAGAAAGTCTTTGGTGACTGAATAGTTTCCTTTTTCGGTTCTAGGTACTGAAATTCCATTTTTGATTAAATGATGAGCTAGTTGGTCAGTGGACCAGATGTCTACACCTTTGAATTGCTGTGTCAATCGCTTCTCTTCTACCCACATTTCATCCCGAAGTTTCTCAGCAGCTTCTTGGTCCACTGGTACTCCCATCTTAGTCATGTAGCGGAGAGCCTTGGTTACATCGCATTCTAGCTCCCAGACTCGTGTGAGATCCTCAGCATGCAGTTTAGGCAGTTGAAGTGTGTATATGTCGAAGGTATTTCGAGCATCAGCTTCACCATATTTACCGACGTAGCCTGAATGTAGTCTCCACATATCTCCTTTTGGACAGAAATTAGGGTTTGCCACGGAGTAAGCAGCAGAAACAGCGCGTAAGCCTGCTTCATCTTTTCCTCTTCCGAGATAGTCGTGGGATAGTGCATCAAGAGAATATGAGTAGCGTTCTTCATCGAGTAGTGCTTCAGCAACTTGGATATCCCGTACAGGACATTTGATTTCGATTCCTAATGTATCGAGCCATCCAAGGTCATAGAGAGCGTTAGCCATGATTACCTCATTGGCTAATGCCACTACGCTTTTTACATAGCTGATGACTAGATTCTTGGATAGGTTCCCACCCCCGCTATGAGCAATCGGCAAGTATATAGATTGTGTATTGTCGGCTAGAGCTATGCCGATTACTTCACCTTCACCTCGTTTAAAACTGGGACCAGTTTTCTTGAGATGAGGGTCGCGTGTTTCCACGTCGATAGCGAGGGTGGTACCTAAAGTGGGGAAAGAGGTTGGTGGGAACCAACTAATCTTTGGGAGGAATAAAGGTTCTTGAAGTTTTGTCATAGGTGTATCCTCTGGATTTGAGTATGTGTTCGATGTTGTGTATCCAAACACTGTTGTCGTAGTAGTCCTTATCCGCCCACTGCTTCTGGTGTTTGCTGTACTGTGGTGAGGATACGGGTACGTTGTAGAATAAACTCTTTGCTCGTTTCTCGTAGCGTTCGAGCAGCTGCAAGAGTTCGTCTGTGGGCATTTCTTCGAGTGTCATAGTAGGTGGTTGAGTAGTTCTGTTATTCCGTTTTTGGTTCTATCTGTGGTTGTAGTTAGTTCGGTTAATTTCCAAGAACGAGCCATAGGGGTTGCTTCGGACACGTTGTACAGTTCGATACGGTCTTCGTATCCAACGAGGTAGTTTACGGTAACGCCTGAGGCTTTTGCTTTGATGCCCCATACGTATTGTTCTGGCCTGATATGCTTTGTCTTCCACTTGAGTTCGATCCAATGAGTTTGGTTAGAATGCAGGAGCACCATATCTGGCACTCCTGCACCTGTTGTCACTTCCAACCGCTGGATAAACCCGTCCAGCTTTTTGAGATGACCAGCTAAGTATCTACTGAAACTAGCTTCGTTCATCTCAGAAAAACTCTATGATGTAGTCAGGTTCAAGACCAAAGTAGTCCGAACAGATGTTTTCTGCTGCGTCCAAGTCGTTATTTTCAATGTACTCGTCAAATTCCTCTTGAGCATCAGCAATGAGTGCGTCGGCATCATCGGGATCCATTCCGTCACGTTCGATTAAAATTTCTTTGATGGATTTCATATGTGTAATTTTGAGGGAGTGGGTTTTGTGACATCCGTTACCCTAGCGCGTCAAAGCTAAGTTCCCTGTAAAGGTTAGGTGTTAACTAAGTTTTCTCACAGCATAGTGTTAACTATGCTGTGAGGGAAGCAGAAGTGGTAGGTGCATCCATTGTTACTGGAACCATAGACCATTGTGGAGATGTTCCAACTCGGGTAGTGTTTTTTAGTCAGAGCCTTGACTGCTGCGAAGTGCATTTCGAGATCATTTTTTGAATAGTCACGGGGGATGGTCACTGAATAGGTGTCTGTTTTGGCCTTGATGCGGGAACCAAGGGTATTTGTTGGGGGTAAGTATTTGGTGTTGATGGCGATCATAATTAGTGGAGTGGATAGTCTACGTTCGGTGTTTTTGGATCCCAGCAGGCTCGGCAGTCACCGCATTGGTTACCTTGGTGTTGTGCTGGGCATTCGTGTGGTGATTCTTTCCAACCAACAGTGGATGTTGGTAGGTCTTCGAGGTAGCGAGCTTTTGCGGCCTTGCCTCGGAAGTACGCAGAGAGTCGTATAATTAGGTTCTTAGGGAACTTCCCGTTCTTTAGTTTCCAGTCCCGTACGAACTTATATTCCCGTGAAGGAATCCAGAATTCGATATGGGGTAGGTTGTTTGCAATGTTAACGATGGCATTGAGGTGTTCTACGGACTGTAGGTCACCTGAGTCGTGCCAGCGGAACCATTCTGACTTCTCTTTTCGACCAATCAGCTCAGTCATCGTCTCTTCCCAGAGATCGATATTCTTGAGAGATTGGAACCGCTTTTCCATGGCAGCTAGTACATTGGGGAAGATGTATCGACCTTTCTTAGCGTAGCAGCTTGCGCAAGTGGACTTAGGATCCTTTGAGATCCTGCCACCTACGATACAGTAGGCAGCTGGGATCGAGTATCCGAAGCAAGGCATCTTGCTGGGTACGGACAGTGTGCCAACGATGGCTTCGAGTGACTTGAGAGTTGGTCGTTTCATTACATGTGTTCTGATGCGTATTTATAGGTCACGTGGAGTCCGTACCAGTAGCCGAGGGACCATCGGTCTGTTGTGTCACGGGAACGCCAAAAGGATTTAGCGGATAGGTTGCGGAACATTCGTTTATTTGGATTCATAGTACTTCTATTTTAAGGCTTGTGCTGTAGCGGTCAGGATCCTTGCGCTTTAGGAACTTTACTAAGGCTTTAGCGAACCCGAAGGCTCGTTTGTCGGAGTCTGTGTTGTACTCTTTGGTGATGGTTTCACGCACGGTAGTGTTGTGGTGCAGGGTCATCTCTCCGTACCATCCATTGAAGGATTTGGGTTCGGTGTTGTAAAATGTGATCTCTACTTTGGTCATTAGTAACCTCCAGTTAGTCGGATGATCATTGAGTCAGTGGTTGCGTCGAATTGAATGCCTTTGTGTAAGAGGAATTCAACGGTGTTTACTAGGTCTTCGAGGTCTTTGCAGTATATTTTCATAGTATTGTTAGCGGTTTAGTTGTTGGACTGCGTCACTGATGAGCGAGCCAAGCGTTTTATTGCGTGAGAGGTCTAGCTCGGTGGCCAGCTTTTCGACTTTGCTCAGAAGCGTTTTGTCTATTATTAGAGTGAGTTGTTTAAGGTGTGCTGCGCGTTGATTAGGCATAATTATGTGGGTTTATGTGGTTGTTGTGGTAGCTTACATGCCGACGAGCGCGGCGCGAATGCTTGAGAAACTATAACGAACCTCATCAGGAGTTGATTGCCCCTCTAACGTGTCCGTCATGATTTCAGCGGTTTGTTGCTTTGTATGGGTTTTCAGAAGCTGTTGAGCCCAATTGTATAACCCTTCGTGGTTGTTGATCCAAAGTGATACGTTCCAATGATTGTAGTTTTTGTGTCCGTTGTATTTCATATTGATAAAGGTTTATGTGGTGGGTGGTTTGAGGCTAAAAGCTTGACCTACTCTGTCGTCTGTGAACCAGAGTACCTTGCGCCAGATGTTGTCTGGGCAGAGTACAGCTAGGATTCCGTCGATTCCGTGGCAACCTCCGTTAATGTAGCTATGCCATTCTAGCATGGCGTCATGTACCGACCACTCTTCTTCGGTCAGTGTGCCGTCGTCATCCCATTCACAGTATGTAGCTTTGTGAGCAAGGACTTCGTCGTTTAGTTCCTTGTGGTACTTGAGATCAATATAGAGACCATCACCTGTGGTGAGCTGATTTTCTTGGCTCACCAGTTGGTTGATGTGTGCTTTGATTTGTTTCATAGTGCGGTTACGTTACCGAAGCAGTCAACGCTTTGACCGTCTCGTATGGTTTTTATGGTGTAGTCGTCTAATCCTTTTTTGTCGGCGAATCGTTTAGCCCAACCTTTTGATTTCCAGAGTTTACAGGATGTGCTTACGGTTCCAAAGAATACGGATCTGCGGAACTTCTTGTCTTTGCAGGCGATGACACTGCCGTCTTCGCTGTGCCATATGAGTATATGTCTCATGCGTCAGTGAATTCGAGATCGAAGGAGTAGTAGGGTTCAGTGTACCAGTGTCCTTTGTTGGACAGAGTGAACGAGGAGCCAATGGCCCATTGGTAGTCACCAGCTTCGAAGCTTACGTACCAGCAGGGATGTTGTCCGAAGGACTCGTTTTCTTCAGGACTCCGAATGGTGACTTCCATGTCAGGATCCATCCCACACTTAGTAGCGTAGTCACAAAGGACACGGTGGAGTGCCTTGGCTGCGTCTGCTTTATCAGTGTATGTCTCAGCTATCTCTTTGAACTTTGATTCTAGTTGTTTCATGGTTGACTTTCTTGGTTGGGTTCATTCTCTTGGTGGCACTATGGTGTGTGTCATAGTTCATAGTTATTCTGGTTGGAGCCCTTGCATTGTGGTTGGTGCAAGGGCTTTTTATTTACTCTAGGTCAATCTGCCCGAGTTTGAAGTGTAGTCTTCGACTCCTGCGAGCGTCCTGTTCCAACTCAAGCACCCTTTTCTCAAGGTCTGATTGGCTGGGTGCATCCATTGGTGGAGCTTTGAAGACTCGTTTTTTAGCTGCTTTTTTCTTCGGTTTCTTTGTATCACTCATAAAATAAAGATTGAGTGTTGCCCTCGGGTGGAGGACAACACTGTTAATAGCGGTTATTGTCGTCGTATAGGTGGTGGTCTTTCCTGTATGAACGGGATCGTGCCCATCGTTTTAACCCAATGCATAGTGCATCAAGGATTATTGGGACGACAAAGACGGCTATTTTTGTGATCAGGCGTGTGAGCATAAAGTAAGTGCCTGCCACATCCTTGTAGTTACCAAGGAGTGACAGGCGTATGTTTAACGATGTAATAGCTACACCCATCGTTGGTATTAATCAGCAGAGTGCCGACTAAAGTGTTTTACCTTCGCAAGTCTTGGCTGATCTTGGAGTCCCCCTCTTGGTGCCATCGCTGTCCTCGAAGTAAGTCTCGTTGCCATCAACATCATACTCATACTTAGACCATTTGCCATCACTTTTCTCGTAGTAAGTCATTTTCCCCTCAGCATCATGCTCATACTTGGACCATTTGCCATCACTGTCCTCGAAGTAAGTCATGTTGCCATTAGCATCATACTCACGCTTAAACCAGTAGCCATCGCGGTGCTCGTAGTAAGTCGTGTTGCCATTAGCATCTTCAATCTTAATGGGAAAGCTGAAGTTGATGTTTAGTTCTGATAGTGTTTCACTTAGTGTTTTCATAGTGCTTTGAGTTCGTATTTAACACCGTCAATTTCGACGATTTTACCTTCGCAAGCCTTGGCTGATCTTGGAGTCCCCCCCTTGGTGCCATCGCTGTGCTCGAAGTAAGTCTCGTTGCCATCAGCATCATACTCACGCTTAGACCATGAGCCATTGCTGTCCTCGAAGTAAGTCTGGTTACCAGCATTATACTCACGCTTAGACCAGTAGCCATCACTGTCCTCGTAGTAAGTCGTGTTGCCATCAACATCATACTCATACTTAGACCAGTCGCCATCACTGTCCTCGTAGTAAGTCCTGTTACCATTAGCATCTTTGATTTTAATGGGAAAGCTGAATTTGATGTTTAGTTCTTTTAAGGTGTCGCTTAGTTTTTTCATAGTGCTTTGTGTTTTAAAGTGGTGCCTCAGATAAACCCCTGAGGCGCGGGTGCTATGCTTTGTTTCTTCCTTTATAACGAGTGCCGTCAACTGAACTGATTAGTTTAGTTGTTGCTTTTGTTATATCACGGGCTCCATGGATTCCTTACGTCCTTAGAGTCGGGCTCAGCAACAGCTTGTTGCTAAATTATTAGTCATCTTTGACGAAAGTGCCGTTTACCATCTTTCCAGTACGCTTGCTGATTACCTGATAGGCAGCTTCTAAGCAGTCTTCGAAGGGAATGCCGATAATGTCAGCAAGCAGGATTAGGACTACGCCACAGTCGCCTATCGCGTCAATCTTCTCGTGCTCGATATTGTCGCGAATGGCGTGCTGTAATTCGCCGATTTCCTCCATTAGCTTATAAAGTTGCGTGCGCTCGGTACCTGAACCCTTGGGTCCAATGATTCCTTTGGCTCTGCCCCATTCTCGAATAAGGTATATTTGTTCGTCTGATGTCATGCTTTGTAGTTGATTTTGGTTAGGGTTGTTAGAAATCTCATTATTTTCGTACGTATTGGAGGTCAAGAACAACAGCCCAATCGTAGTATGTCTGGTAGACAACACCTAGTTGTTTACAGGCATCGCATACGAGCATACCTTTGCTTCGTAGTATGTTGATCTGGGTTACTTTTTGTATGGCATCTTCTCGGGTGCGTCCTCTGTTGAAGTTGTATTTACGTGTACCTTTGCGCTTATGTGCGTTTTCAGGGAACTTGATCAGTCCGTCTTTGATGCATTCGTTGAATCCTTTGGACTTACAGTCTCTGAGGAACTTAGAGTTTTTAATTTCTTTATCGAATTGAGCGTCGGTGATCTTACTGTCAAGTAGATCGAGGGCTGCGTGGATTGATTCATTCATCTAATTTGTGTATGTACTTACCAAAAGAGAATTGGATTAGTGTGGTTATTCGGTTGCTAAGGGCACAGAGCCCCATGGCGGTAGTGGTGCAATCGTATCCAAGGTTTTCGGATAGATACCATCGTTCTTTTTCAATTAACTTGTCTACTTGGTTCATGCTTGAAAATAGTCTAAGTGACTGATTAGGTGAGCTAATGGCTCGAAATTATAAAAGAGAATATGAATTGTATCACAGTAAACCTGATCAAAAGAAGCGCAGGGCTGCTAGAAATCTGAGTCGTGCTGTTGCTAAAAGGAACCTTGGTGCCAAGGCGATTAAAGGTAAGGACGTGGATCATAAGAATCACAACCCTAAAGATAGCTCTAATGGTAATTTGAGAGTGCAGTCGAAGGCGAAGAACAGATCACGGAACTTAGGTAGAGGCGGTCGACCCAAGGGTTCGTGATAGTATTAAGTGTAGTCGTCCCCCTGATTCAAGGGGAACAAGGAGCCCGTGGGCTCCTTGGTTGGTTAGAGTTTGATGGTGTTCTTGGGTGAGTGACACAAGGAGAGGACGAAGGTCATCCCGCTGAATATGACGCCAGCTAAAAAGGCTGTAGCCATACCACTGAATGTGCCAAGGAAGAGAACGGGGACACCGACAGTGAAGGCGATGTCCCAGAGGACCTGAGTTCGGGATACGAACTCAGGGCTGAAAAGTTTGCATAGGATGATTAGGTATCCGAGTGCAGCGAAGAAGGCTACGATTAAGAGATCCATTACTTATTTAGGTGAAGAGCTATTAGTGTGACTAATGCGAAGAGTGATACGAAGGCTATTAGTAGGGTCATTACTTAGCTAGGATGGTTGCGAGGCGAGTGAGACCTTTGGCAGCGATGTTGCGTGATGCGTGTATAGTGCGTTCGATACGTTCCTTGGGAGCGTCGAGTACTTCGTTGACGGCTTCGGTGACAGTGAGCTCGTCGAGTGATAGTAATTCACGGAGTATTGTAACTTGCTCTTCACGGAGCTCTTTGTAGCCACGGATCTTGACTAGTGTCATTGCTGCTTTGAGTTTAGGAGATGTGTTTTGTATGTTCATGTGTGTGTTGGTGATAGTATTAGTGTAGTGTAGTTTCGACCCCCCCTGCTGGATCAGCCTGAGCCGTCGTCCTCTTGGGAGCCTAGGCGACCATGCGCCTGATGAGAAGATAGGGTACCTTCGGCATCGGATGAGCCGTCGTCCTCTTGGGAGCCTAGGCGACCAAGCATCTGATGGGAGCCTAGGCGACCAAGCATCTGATGGGAGCCTAGGCGACCAAGCCTCTGATGAGAAGATAGGGTACCTTCGGCATCTGATGAGAAGATAGGGTACCTTCGGCATCATGGTGGCGAGCCGAAGGCGAGAAAAATTTTTATGAAAAAGCCTCAGTGAGACTCGGTCTCACTAAGGCTGATGATAGTATTTTACGCTTGAACTGTTAGGCGGTTACCTTGCATTTCAAGGGTCTAGGTCTAGGTCGACGGGGTCGGGTCGGTGTGCTCGGTTGCGTTCGGAAGGTTAGACGGTCACCTTGCATTGCTAGAATTTTGGATGCGTTGTAATCGTCGCCGCTAGCTCGTAGCTTTGCCGCTTTGTCTTCACGGGCTAGCCATTGCGACTCTGTTAGTTCGCAAGGATCGACACCGAAGACAACTTCTTCAACGTCGGGTCGGTGTGCGCGGTTGCGCTCGCTATCGACGCAAAACTGGAATCCTTGGCGGTAAGCTTCGGAGTAACATTCTTGAACCTCCTTTGACTGACCCTCGGGGGCTGGGTTTCCAAACAACTCGTAAGTGAGGCTTGCAAGATGTGTCGGGCTGGGCTTCGCTGGTTTGAATAAAGAACCGTCAAGCTCTAGGTTGTTAACCTTGGCAATGAGCTGTAAAAGAACAAGTGCAAGTCCTTCGGTGTCGCAATCGTCAAGGAGCTCTTTGCGCTTGGTGGCTTGGCTCTTTGCTTGCCACTGTTGCATGATTTTGTCTGCTTCGTTCATGATTAAACGCCCCAAGTGGTGACTTTTTCGTAACATGCTCCGCTGTCGGATATTTCCGCCACAAGTTCAACTGTGATGGGTTCAAAGTCGGCTTTGTGGTTAAGCATGAGTCGAAAAACTTCGCGCTTGTTGGCTGCTTTTTCCCAATCCATGGCGAGACGGAAATCGTCTTGCTTCATTTCTGCGGGGGCTGTCTGCAGTGCGTGCGTGATCTCGAGACAGTCGCAAATGTCTTTGAGTGTTTCGGTGTTAAGTTGTCCGCCGTTGGCGGAAAGATTGCCGTACCTGTTGAATGCTAGTTTCATAATTACTGATGTTTGACTGGTTGTGTCGGGCTGAGTGCCTAACTTCATTTATAAGTATGTGCACGCGTGCTGGATGTGCGAGCGGTAAAAGTGGTAGATGTGCGGTAAATAGCTTTGCTAATGCTGGGCATGATAGTATAAGCTGAGCTTCGATAGAGTCAGTCTATAGCCCCCTCTATGTCGGGTGGGCATAGAGAGGATTAAACATAACTGGAAACAATCTATGAAGACACACCCCGCGGAGCAAGTCGGAGCGGAGCGGAGATCCAAAGGACAGCCATGGGCTGCTTGCGCGGGTGAGGGCGGTGGTTAAGAACTAGCCGTCTGCAAGACCAGCGATAGCTGCTGCGGCTTCTGGGGGCGTTGGCGTTAGTACTGCGCTTGAGCATACCAATAGGCGTCAATGGAGTAGTAGAAGATGCCGTTGACGATCAACTGGTAGAGAGCCACGTCATTGTCATTATAGTCACAATAGTCTTCGACATGTCGCATGGTCTTGAACTCACGGCTATATGTGTTCTCGTTGGTAAGGTTGGTGAAAGAGGCAACGATGGAGTTGGTGATAGTATTCATAATACCCTTCTTCAATGGACAGGGAAGGAAGGGTTGAAGGCTGGAACCAATGGGGCTGGGACAGCAGGGATCGTGAGCAGCGAGAATAGATAGGGTAACTTGCTATCGGCTATCGGCTATCGGGGCGTTGCGGGGTTTCCCCGCAGAGTAGGGGAGAGCGAGACTAGGAACGACGGCTCGCTCGGGGGAGATACCTCTCCCCCGCCTGATGATACGGATGAGCGAGGTTGTTAAGAGCGTCTGAAGGGGTCTAGGAGGGCTTTGGATGGGGCTAGAGGGTGATGATAGTATTACACGGATACAAGGGCTTAGAGCCCCGCTAAACGCCAAGGTGGGAGAGGGATAGGTTGTTTGAAGGGACGAAGGTGGGACTTTGAGTAGTCAAAGTAGCCTTGAGCCCTTTGGTAGAGCGGGATGAGCACGGGTGCATGGGTACGTGGTTAGGTTGGTGGGATATGTCACACCCATCCACATGGTTCAATAACCCCAAGGATGCAGGGGTACATGGGTACACAGAGCCATGGGTACACAGGGTACACAGAGCCATGGAGCAGGGTATATGTATGTAGCACGGGAACGTGGGTCGGGGATGAGCGGGGGTGCATGTGCTTGGAGCCGAGCAGGGGGGCAGTGAGTGAGTGAGAGCGAAGGGGGGGGGGCATGGGGGAAGTTCGTCTCCAAAGCAAGAGGGGGGACCCATCCCACGTTACCACATTTCCGTTTTTCAGTGATCCTAACGGGAACAAAGTGAGTTATTTGGGTAATGAGCAGGAAAAGGGCTATGTAACCTTACCAAGTTTACCATACCGTTTCCACCACCCCGAAGATATAAACTATACCAATACAGTATCAACAACTTACGTAACTTTTACCAAATTACCATACCAACTGACTTAGAAACACTCTTACTACTTACTGTAGAACAGTGGTAATGTGGTAGATATTTCATAAGTCGTTGGTAGTTCATTAGTATAAGTTTCAAAAAAAGGTACGGTAATGGGTTGGTAAACTTACCAAAGTACCAGTCTAATATAGAAAATAGGTGTTTGCACGTAGGCTCTGATCGAAAACGCACGGTAAAAACCGTGCCTTGACTTCCACTTTTCTCACACTTAGTGGTAGGGGTATGCCCATTAAAAGAGATCCATTTGCCGATAAACGGAAAACATCGAACGGAATTCCCCCCAAGCAAGCGAAGCGAAAGCGTGAGGTTAAGCGTGTTACGGATACTAGGAAGATCCCAAAGGCTACTCGTGAGCTGGATGCTTTGAAGAAGGAGATGAGCTCCACTGAGAAGAAGTTAGCGGTTAAGCAGCAGTTGCTTGAGATGATGAGTCAGGCTCCCACTCCATCACAGCAGCGGAAGATGGTCTTGGCTATGTTCGAGGATGCTGGGTTCAATCCACTTCAGGCTTTGATTGAGTTTGTTACGGAGAAGGATGAGGAGGGTGAGTATGCTTTGCCTGTTAAGGAGCGGATTGCGGTAACTAAGGAGTTGAGTGGTTTCTTTGCAGCCAAGCCTAAGACGATTGATTTGCAGGCGGACGTTCAGAGTAATATGACTGTGAATGTTGTGGATTTCAGTAAGACTACCCAGAAGGATTTAATAGCGGCTGCGTTGGCTGAGGGTGAGATCCCTGAGGCGGAGTCTGTGATCGATGTTTCTGATGAACCTGATTACTCTGAGTTTACACCACCAGAGGCTACAGCGAATGTTACTGAAAACGACGGAACCTTGTAACCTATGAGTGTACAGCTACCAGCGCAGGGATATATCCCGAGACCGTATCAGTTGCCTTTGTTGAAGTATATGGCGGACAACAGGAGAAACCAGCGAGCCGTTGTTGTTTGGCATCGACGGGCTGGTAAGGATTTGACGTGTATTAACACGATGGCGATCAAGAGTCTCCAGAGGAAGGGGTTGTATTTGTATGTGGGACCCTTTCAGAATCAGTTACGTAAGATTCTGTGGCAGGGTCAGGATGGGGAGGGTCGTAAATTCATTGATTTCGTCCCTCGGGAGTTGGTTGTGAGGAAGTCGGAGCAGGAGATGTCTTTGACATTGACCAATGGTTCCGTGATTCAGTTGGTAGGGGCAGACAATCCTGACCGAGTGGTGGGGACAAATCCCGTTGGGATTATATTTTCCGAATATGCTCTGTGTGACCCAGCAATTTGGTACTTTTTGAATCCTGTGCTGGCGGAAAATGGGGGTTGGGCGATCTTTAATAGTACGCCTCGTGGTAAGAACCACATGTATAAGTTGTTGAAGAAGGCTGAGGCGGATCCTGAGTGGTTTGTCAGTCATTTGCCTGTGACCAAGACGAAGGCAATCAGCCCTAAGGACCTCAGGAACGCTCGAGCGGAGATGAGTGAGGCGTTGTTCCAGCAGGAGTTCATGTCGAGCTTTGAGACCCCCGTAGAAGGCTCGTATTACGGCGAGATTTTAACTAAGTTGTACCACAAGGGTCAGATGATGGACAAGATCAGTCCCGACCCTGCGTTGCCTGTGATTACGGGCTGGGATTTGGGTATGGACGACAGTACCAGTATTTGGTTTGCCCAGCAGTACAAGAATGAGTTGAGACCGATCTACTATTACGAGAATTCGGGTGAGGGTCTGCCGTTTTATGCGAAGGAGCTGCAACGGTGGGCTGCCTTGAACGATGTGACGTACGGTAAGCACTATTTGCCGCACGATGTGGCTGTTCGTGAGCTTGGTACGGGTAAGTCCCGTATAGAGACCCTCAGGTCCCTTGGAATCCGCCCTACGGTGGTTAAGCGGATGGGGAAGAGTGACCAGATCGAGGCGGTACGTCAGACGCTACCGAAGTGTTGGTTTGATGCTACCAATTGTTCCTTGGGTATCGAGCATTTGAAAAATTACGCAAAAGAGTGGGACGATGCTAAGCAGGTGTTCAAGAAGAATCCGATTCACAATAAGGCATCGCACGGGGCGGATTCCTTTTCTACATTGGCTGTGGGGCTCAAGGCGAATAGAGAGTATAACCAACTGGCTCGTACGAGCAAGGGTCGGAACAGCTACAAGATCACGGAGGTGGATTTCTAATGTCGATTACAAGCGCAGAACCTACACGTATTACACTGATGGATCAGGCTGTGATGTTGTACCACAGTAAGGGTCAGAATTTCCTAGATTTGTTGGATCCTTATTTATCTAACTTCCCAGAAACTGAGTACTACACATTCTTTGGTCCCGACTACATTATGTTGGGACGTAAGGAGACCGACGAGCAGGGGGATTACTGGCACGTGGACTATGCGGCAGGGGATGGTTTGAAAGTATTCCTTCGGCTTATGCCTTACCGACTTGACAGGATAGGATTCCATAGGTACTTCAAGTATTCTGACAGGAGTCTCAGATTCCTAGATACAGCAAAACTCTTAAAACATTATGGGATCATCTCCGAAAGCTCCGCCGCCACCTCCACCTCCACCGCCGCCACCGCCGCCTCCGACTCCTGTGGCTCGTCGCCCGATTGCGGCAGCTCGAAAATCGGCACGTGCTGTAAATCCGACAGCGGTGCAGCGTAGCGCAACAACTAAGCGTAAATCCACACGACCCTCAGGTCCTGCGGATCGAGAAAGATCGCTGGGTAGCGGACTATAATGAAGACTCCCGAACTGGTTAGACTACAGGAACGCTATGAGCATTTGAAACTCCTCCGTGCAGGTCACGAGGATATGCTCTCCGATGCACAGAAATACGTTGCCCCTAATAAGGCTAGCTTCACTGGTGCAATGGCTCTGACCAGTAATCGGGAGGATGACCAATCCAAACCTATTTACGACAGTACCCCTGTCTGGGCGAACCAGATGTTCGCTAATGGGCTTAGTTCCTACTTGATGCCGAAGGCTGACCGTTGGGCTTATTTGAAGCCTGAGGGGACACCTTCGGCGGAACTGAAGGATGACGAGTTGATCTTCTTGGAGCGACTCAGTGATGTGGTTAGTCACACATATGCAACACCTGCTTGTCAGTTCTATGCAGCCAGCCACGAAGCGTTCCACGACATTGGTTCGTTTGGTAATGCGGTTGTTTATGTGAATCGTGACAAGCCTGTTATTAACTACAAATCGTGTGCGTTGGCTGACAGTTTCTTCGATGTGAATGATGAGGGTACAGTGGATACAATGTTCCACCGTAAATTCCTCAGCACGAAGGCGCTCGCACAGCAGTTCCCTGAGGTGGTTAACACCAAGGGCTTTGACCCATATGCAGTAAACAAGAAGTACGAGCTGGTTTTCTCGGTAGAACCGTCCAATGATCCCGCCGCACGTAAGGGTGGTCGGATTGGTAACCAGCGTCCGTTCAAGGTTTCCTATTGGGTACCTGAGCTACAAACTATTTTATTACAGACTGGGAAGAGTTATTTCCCCTTTATCGTCCCTCGTTGGATGGTGATCGCAGGTGAGGTGCTTGGTCGTGGACCAGCGGCTACCTGCATGAGTCAGATCCGTGTGTTGAACAAGATGGTGAAGGAGTTGCTCCGCAGTGCGGAGCTCGCCAATAACCCGCCGCTTGTTGCTGAGGACGATTCGATCATGTTGCCGATTACTTACGGTGCTGGTCAGGTCTTGTTCCATGAAGCAGGGTCTCCGATGCCCCAGCCTTTGATGAGCGGCAGCCAGCCGAACCTCACGTTGGAGATGATCTCAAATTATCAGGGTCAGATTACGAAGTCCTTCTTCGTGGATCAGATCATCCGTGAGCAGAAGAAAGAGCGTCAGTCGGTAACAGAGATCCACGATGAGCGTGGTCAGATGCTACAGCAGCTGGGACCTCTACTTGCTCGCCAAGAGAGCGAGTATCTCGGACCCTCGATTGAGCACATGATTGATTTCTTACAGGACAAGAACCACCCACTACTTCAGGAGGCACCTGCGTCTCTTGCTGGTCGTGAGTTGGAGGTTGTCTACACGAGTCCAGCAGCCCACGCACAGTATGCGGGGGCTATCTCCAATATGTCAGGATTCCTTCAGGACATTACACCGTTGCTCCAGCAGGATCCGACGATGGCTGAGAATCTGGATACTCACAATCTTTTCGATAACTACGCTCGTATGCGTAATATCCCTCGCAACGTGATCAAGAGTAAGGACGACGTAACCGCAGCCCGTGACCAACGTGAGCAGGCGGAATCCCAACAGCAGGGGATGGCGGCTATGCCTGAGATGGCAGGTGCGATGAAGGATATCGCTTCTGCTCGATCCACGGATCCAGAGGGTATTGGTCAGTTGTTGAATATGTAATTTATGAATCCTCTCAAGAAACTTAGAGCCCGACAGCAGTTTCGGGACGATCTCTTGTCTATTATTGAAACACCCGCAGGATCCCGCTTTTTCGAGCGACTTCTAAAGGACTGCGGTGTTACTCATCCCAAATTTTCCTCAGACCCACAGGTCACTTCCTTCAATGAAGGTAAGCGGCATCTGGCTATGAGTTATATGAATTTGATGGGTCGTGATGATCCACAAAGCCTAATAGATATAATCGAAAAAGAACAAAACCCATGAGTGAAGAAACAGAAGAACCCGTAGAAGAAGTAGAAGAATCCGTAGGTGGTATCGGCGGCGGTCTGGAAACAGAGAGCGCCCTAGCTCCAACGGACTTCGGTTCCGAGGACAGCTACCAGCAGTTTGTCTCTGGTTTGCCAGAAGACCTTCGGGATAAGAATTTATTTAAGGAGACCAAGAGTTTCCAGTCTTTAGCTGAACAAGCTCTCAATGCTCAGTCAGCTTTGGGTAAGAAGAGGCTTCCAGTTCCACAAGATGATTGGAATGATACAGACTGGCAAGACTTCTACTCAAAGCTGCGTCCTGAGACCATGGATGGCTATCAGGCAGCTGAGAAGCACAGCATCCAATTGGAAGGTGAGGATATTAAGGAAATCGCATTACCTGAGGAGATCCAAAATCAGATTAAGGAGGTTGCTCATAACATCGGGTTAACTCCTAAGCAATACAATGCTCTGGAGGCTGAGTGGGCTAAGCGTCAGGTCATCTCCGAGGGTACACTAGATGGTCAGATTGAGGAGTCGGTACAGGCTCAGACTAACGATCTACGTAAAGAGTGGGGGTCGGATTATGCACTCAACCACAAAAGTGCGAATGAGGCGTTCCAAGCCTTTGCTCAGCAGATCCCCGAGTTGCAGGAGTTGATGGACTGGAGTCCGATTGTAGGGAACCACCCAGCTGTGTTGAAGTTGTTCCACACGCTTGCCCCTATGGTGGGTGATGCAGGTCTCCCTACTACGGGAAGTACTTCGGCCTTTGGTCAGGATACCGTAGCAGGTATTAAGTCTCAGATTGAGGACTTCGACCGTGACAACAGCGAACTGTTGTTCATGCCTGAGAGCAAGCTGGCGACGTTGACTCCATCAGACAAGGCACGACGTGAAAGCTACCTGAAACAACGTACATCACTGTACCAGAAGCTTTATACGGGCTGATTGTCACTAAACCTTGACAGGCTACCTATGATCTCATAACAAAGAGCGCATGGGTAGCCTTTTTTTTGGTCCATATACAGCTTTAGAAGCCGCATGCTGGCGTAAACAGAAGAGTAGTCCGCAAGGGTAGCTGCACGAAGAAAACGTGGGTAACCACACAATCGTAAATCTTATTCTTTAATACAATGCCTGATAATTCAGTATATTCAGGACAAGGCGCTTCGGCAATCGAAGAAGCCTATGTCCGTCAATTCCAAGAGGGCTTCGAAAAAGCCTATCAACAAGAGACATCTATTCTCGATCCACTAGTTGATCGTGATACTCAGTCCAGCGAGTTCAAAAGCTACCAGCGTATGGGTGAAGCTGAGGAAATGGTTGAAGACACCACTCGATATGGTGACAACCCAGTTTCCGAGATCCCACACGACAATCGTCGTATTTCGCTCCGCCACTTCGAGTTGGGCAAGTACATTGAGCCTAAGGATCTGATGAAGGTCGTTTCGGATCCATCCAATGGCTACAACGCCGAGCTCCTGAAGTCGGGTAAGCGCAAGCGCGATGACTTCCTGATCGAGAAGTACTTTGCCGATGCCTACACAGGCAAGGAAGGTAGTACAGTAATGAGCTATGCTGTCGGTGCTACCGATGAGAACAGCGACAAGATCACTGTCGGGGAGTACAGCAATGGCTCTTCGAACAAGATCATTACTTCTGCTGGTCGTTACGCTCTCGCTGCTGGCAACAAAGAAGGTATCTCCGTAGGTGCTGACTTTGATGGTGGCGCAGGTAGCGGCTCGGGTCTGACCATTGAGAAGCTCAAAGCACTTCGTACTGCGATGCTTCGCATTGAGTCGATCCAGCAGGAAGACACTCTCCCTATGCTTGTTACAGCATATCAGTTGGAAGAGCTCCTTGCTCAAGACGAGATCATCAACTCCGACTACAGTGTTCGTAAGAACCTTGCAGAAGGTAACATCACCACATTCATGGGTTACCGCTTCATCCTTTGTGAGCGTCTACCTCTGACCTCTGGTGTTGATGGTGATGAGCGTCGTTGCATGGTATTCACACCTAAAGCACTCAAGCTGACCATTGGTTCGGACTTGAAGGGCGACATGTGGCGTGATCCTAGCAAGAAGAACATTCCGTACATGCACTTCAAACAGTCCATTGGTGCATCCCGTATGTGGGGTGAGGTCGCTGGTGAAATCCGCTGTAAAGAAGTATAATCACAACAGAAAGGACATAAATATATGGCTGCAATTACATTCGATTACGTCGGCACCGAGCTTACTCAAGTTCGTGCTGAAAACCCTTCGCCACTGGCTCCTATTGAGTCGGGTGCGCGAGTTCGTGTCAAAAAGTTCTCTTTCACAGCTGCTGGCGCAGTCACCTCTGGTGACCAAGTCGAGCTCGCTGTGTTTGGTACTCGTGTGACAATTCTTGGTGGTGCTGTGACAGGCATCTCCCTCTCTAACTCTGCAACACTAGATATTGGTTGGACTGCTACAGGTACTCCTGTTGACACCAACGTAAATGTCTTTGCTGACGGCATCACTGCCGCTGCTGCTCTTGCTCCTTATCAGGTTACTACCACTGAGGCTACTACAGTCTTCGGTACGACTGGTGTGGGCGCTCTTGTTGCAGCTGACGTTGTTGAGGGTTACATCCTCTACGTCGAGAACTCTTAGTCCTCGACAATGAACCTGTGGTCCCCCATCTTATTGGGTTGGTGGGGGACCCTTTCATTTAACGCTTAAACTCAGCATATATATGGCAACAAATTTACAATTAGCTAACAGGGCTATTCGAGAAGTAGGGGGTCAACCTATTGATGCTCTCGACGACAACAGGTCATCTACATCTCGTATTGTAAGTGACGCAATTCCTTTCAGCATTGAAGAGGTTCTATCTTCATTTGATTGGACAATAAATTTAGCTACAGAGCAATCTACGGGAGTTAGCGATGGGGGTCTTGCGGGTAGTGCTTTTAACCACACCCATAGTTTTTCTTCTCTTGCGAACACCCTTGACCGAGTGGTGTCTGTGTTCAAGTCAGACGGGGCTCAAATTTATGAGTACCACATTGAAGGGCAGGCTCTATACTCTAGCGAGGATCAGTTAATTATTAGATACGGATTCCAAATGACCGAGGTGTCTACGATTCCTGCGTTCATTACTGCTGTGATTGCAGCACACTTGGCAAAGGAAATCTGTCTACCTCTTTCTGGGGATCAGGAAAAGAAATCGTTTCTGGAACAGCAGTACAGCCAGCAACTGGAGAAAGCTAAGATTACATCTCTACTCCAAAACCCACAGCAATCGTACATTGACGACAGTACTTTACGTCATGTCCAGAAAGCTGCGGCAGTTTCCTCTCTCGCTGTGGAGGGGTTACAAGGTAATAACCAACGCCGTTAATAATGTCCACAGACCTAGACGTAGCTAATAAGGCGCTCCGACATTTGGGGCACCCTCCTGTAGAGTCTCTCTCTGCTAACACGAGCTCTATGTCTAGGGTTCTACTGGATACCTTGCGTTCCAGTATCGCATCGGTTCTCGGATCATATGATTGGTCCGTGAACCGTTATGTGAATGAATCGGTTGGGGTTGAGAGTACACTGTCGGAGTACCCTGAGCACAGGTATGTACACGACCTGACCCAGATAGGGGCTCTGTATATCACACCTGAAGGGGATTTCTATATCCAGTATGATACGGAAAACGGGCTTTATAAACAACACGTGAATTTTGAGAACCTCGTATCTGTTAAGACATCTAACGGACTGTATGATACAAAATACCAGCGTATGGGAAGTTCCCTATACACGGCATCCCAGACTATCCTAATTACTTTTACTCAACCGTTGGAGAGTGTGGCGACGATGCCTGAGTATCTGGCATCCTTGGTGGCAGCTCACGTAGCAATGGAGGGGTGCATGGCGCTTACAGGAGACGGTAATAAGTATTACGTAATGAGTAAGATTTATGACAAGGAGCTCCGCCGTGCTCGATCTCAAGAGTTCCGTATGTCTCCTAAGGGTTATACGTATAATCCAGACAGTGCTTCGTCCTTCATTCAAGCGCACTCAGGATTTACCCTTTAATAATCTAATCAATGCCGCTGTATCACCAGACAACTACTGACTTCACAGGGGGCTTAATGAGCCCTCATTTGCGTGGTCGTGTAGACATCGATAAATTTAATAAGGGTCTTAAACAGATGGAGAACTTTCTTCCATCGATCCAAGGTCCCACTCGATATCGTGAGGGGTTTAAGTGGCTAGATGCTGTGGATTCGGGTAATGTTAGGCTTATTGATTTCTCAATCAATAATGAAACTCGGTTCTTGATCTCTCTTTCAGTGGGGTTACTTAGGGTATACTCACGTGAAGGCACCTTACTTTTTACTCGTCAGGATGGTCAGGATGATGGCTTTGGTAATACCGTAGATATCCCATATCTTGATTCGGAGATATACGACGTTCGTTGGTCCACTGAAGTGGATACTCTGATTTTCACACATCCGAAGTATCCGCCGTACCAGATGACTGCGAATACAGACTGGGATGAGTTGTATCTCTTAACTTCTGCGGACGAGGAGTTGCATGATACGGATTCACGGCAGTTATACGCACAACCAAATGGAGCTGCTGGAAACACTACTTGGGAGTGGAAGCAGGTGGAGTTTATAGCACACCCCTTTGAGCAGATTGATACATCCAATACGGTACTGCGGTTAGGCGACGAGCTTGAAGCCCTTCGTGTGGAGTCGGACACTGCTGGTACATTTACTTCTGCGGTCACTGCTTCTGCTTTGTCTGGTGGTTTAAACAGCAACCCAGTGTATACCGAGTATAAGGTAGGTGACCAATGGTCTTTGGGGCGTATCTTAGATTCTACAACAACACCAGCGGCTCCAGCGAATCCCACAGGTACAGTAGTGTACGTAGACGCTGTTTCTAAGGTTGTTAACATCGAAGATCCATCTGTCCGTTTAGCAATGATTCACGGAGAGGACTCAGGTCATGCATCATGGACTGTTCAAGATGGCGTCCCTGATGGAGAGTACCATGTTCGTGCTGATGCGGTTATTTTCAGAACATCACATATTGGGGCGTGGGTACGTATCGGAGGTGAGCAGTTGCTTACTTCTGTGTGTAACCCAACACAGCACTATATAGGTTACCCCGCAGGGTATGGATTCACTGATGAATACAACTCTCAGGACGGCAATGTTCGATGGGGTCGAATCAAGGATTACAAGGGTGTTGAAGATCACCCTGTTGATTTTATTTACGATACGTACGCATCCAATAGGTTCGATGCAGGTGAGGTATATGAGGTATACCGTTGGGGGGATCTCGCTGTTCAGCTAGATTTGTACGATGGTACAGGTTTTGACGATGGCTATGATCGGGCAGCGGTTGTCTACAAAGACACGTCTACATGGCGTTTTGGCATGACGGTGGATCTTATCTACCGTACAGATAGAGATGGGGAGCAGAAGCGTTGTGTCACAGATTACTGTGAGCCTACGATATTGGCAATCACGGCTAACATGTCTACTCAACGTCAGTTTGATGTTGTTGAAGTTGAAGACGTATTGGTTGAAGGCTCTTCATCGTACCCTAAACTCATCTCACCACCAGTTACCGCTACTTTGTCAACCTATGATGTAGTTACCGACCCTGAAGGGATTGCATTCCACACAGGTGTAGTGTCTTCCAGTAAACCTTTCTTTGATGCTAATCGGGACAAGGGTCGTTACTTACTTGGCGCTATTCTCGATGATTGGGTTTTGATGCGAATCAGGGAATCGGGGACTACGGATAAGCAGGCATCTGTTGATGTCTTGTCATCTGTTCCGATTAGTAACCTTAGTGGAAACATCACTAATAACGGCGTGTTTACTAGATTCCGTATGGGCGCTTGGTACGAGGGGAATTGGCCTCTCTGTTGTTCATACTACGAGCAACGCCGTGTGTTTGCAGGGTCGGCTAAACACCCGAATATGGTGTGGCTATCTAATCTGAATGATCCAGCAGACTTCCGTACAGTGGAAGAGGATGGTCAGGTTCTGGACACATCAGGTATTACGTATCAGTTGGGTACATCTTCTACGATCATTCGGTGGTTGGCAGCAGGACCTACACTGATCTGTGGTACGGAAGCCAACGAGTGGCAGCTCCGACCTAATGAATTTTCGGCAGCGATAACACCTTCAAATATCCGTATTACACAAGAGACTTCTGTGGGTTCTTTGGTTCAAGGTATTCGGACAGGTGCTGCGGTATTTTTCCCACACATCAGTGGTAAGCAGTTCCACGAGTTTAAGTTCGACTTTCAGACCCAGCAGTTCGTTGTATCGACAGTGACTAAGTTGGTTCCTGATCTTTTTGAGACGGATAAGATCAAGTCCATAACTTTCCAATACCATCCGAACTCTTCTTTTTGGATAGTTACGGAAGGTGGTAAGTTGTACTCACTAACCTATAGGAAAGAAGATGATTTCTATGCTTGGGCGATACATAGTTCAGGAGATGGATTTTTCAAAGATGTGGCAGTACTCCCTAAAGGCGACTCCGTACATTTTGAAGACCAATTGTGGGTGGTAGTTGAGCGTGATGGAACTAACCAACTTGAGTTGTTATCCTTGCAGTTTACCGATGATCTATCGGATGACTATAAGCTTAACGCAGCCTATTTGGATTCTCATGTACGAACCCCAGCTACAGGTACTCTTTCTGCTCCAACGACTCAAGTATATATTCCAGCCCGATTGGTAAAGGATGGAAAGGCGTGTATTGTAGTTGATGGTGTGAACTTGGGTGATGTGTCGGTTACAGCAGATGACTTTAACACGCTCCCAGACGGCGTAGAAGCCTCTAAGTACATCTTGGTAGGTCTTCCCTACATAGGTAGACTACAACTCAATCCTCAGGCATTTCCTGCGGACGGAAAGAACGCATACGGTCAGATCAATCGAATGGTCTCCATGCGTCCATACGTATATAAGAGTATGGGGTATAAAGTCGGCTATGATGAAGAGACTTTAGAGACCATTGAGCCTATGGACGGTACGACACTGTACACAGGTTTTATGGACGAGCATAATATCCTTGGCTCTCAGTTTAATGTAGACGATACTCCGACCATTGTGCAAAACCAACCCTACCCATTAACCTTAATATCCGCCGTAATTAAGACGGAAATGTAATAATATGGGAGCAACAGCATTAGTAATAGCAGCAGTAGCCTCCGCAGCATCAGGTGCGGTAAGTTACATGGGAGCCCAGCAGCAAGCTAAGGGCATGGAGCAGCAGGCTAGGCAAGCACAACTGCTTGCAGCCAACCGAGCCCAAGTAGCTCGTAATACCGCTATAGGTCGTGCTCAAGATGAGCAGTTCCAAGCAGGTGTTTCTCAATTTAATAAGCAGGAATCACTTCTTGAAACCAGCAGGCAGGCGGACCTTGCCGATAAGCAGATCACTGCTCAGTTGGCGTCCTCTCAATCCAAGGCTGGGCGTAGAGGTTTGGTGGGTACATCTTTTGAAGATTTACTAAATGCTGAATCTCTCCAGTTGGAGCAGCAGCAAGCACAGTTACTATCTCAAGGTGGTCAGCAAGGGTATCAGTTTAGTAAGTCTGCCGAGTTAGGAACCCTTCGAGGCAAGAGAGCTATCGAGATGGGTCGTTATGAGTCTGCCTTGGCAATTACCGAAGGTCAGTACCAGTCATCAAATCTGAAGAGCCAAGCTAAGGCTACCCGTATCGGAGGTATTGGATCATTGGTCGGTGGCTTCGCACAGGCTGGAGCCTACGGATCACAAATAGAACAGTAATGCCCATTCAATTAAGACATCAAACACAGCAATCTGTGTCCCCTTCAGCCCTCTCCCATGGAGTGGGGCTTCCCGTTTCTGATGGTGGTGCTGGAGCGATCTCCAAAGCACTGGGTCAAGTGGCAGGTGCTGCCAGCCAGATCGGGGCTGCGGTGAAGCGCAAGGAAGATGCTGCCAGCCAGCTCGCAGCTACGTTGAAACGTAAGGATGAGATCGTCCAGAATAACTCAGCAAAATTGGCAGGGGAGCGCATCCAGCAGGGTATGGATGATGATTTTGAGAAGGTGCAGGGTGTATTGGCATCGAAGGATTATGCTGCGTCTCAAACTGCGCTTGAAGAATTTAATAAGAAGTACGAGAACATCGATGTTAATACCCACATAAACACCGATGACGGAGAAGTTCCGCTTCGGGAAGATCGGGTAAAACTGATCAGCGAGCAATATAAGACAGCAGCATCAGGGTACCATAAGCAGCTTTATACAAAGTCGCTCAATCTACAGACTAAAGCCGTACAGATGGCTCAGGTAACGGAGTCTGCGAAAATGACTAGAGGTATAGTTTCTCAGTCTAATGAAGCCTATATCCCTGTCTCTGCGGCGTCGGGTGCGCTTGCTAGAATGGTTGAAGGGTACAACCACGAATCCGTCGCTGGGTATCAAGATAAGATCCAAGGAGATTTCGCTGAACAGGCAGACTCTATTGTGGATGCATTTGCTCGTTCAATTAAATATAACCCAGCACCTGCCACCCTGCTCGGGGACAAAGGGGATATTAGAAGCCTTCAGAGGATACTGGGAACGGATGAAGTGCAGCAAACTCTTGGACCCAAAGCTGGGGATCTTATAGATACGTTGGATAAACTTCATTCGGGACTAAATAAAAAACCTGACCTCACAGGTATGTTTAATGAGATTGATTCCTTGGCATCAACGGCTTTCTCTGCCCAGAATTTACCCAACGTAAAGGAAGGACTTGCATTCAGCGTTACGGTAGCAAATATCAACGAAACCTTAGCCACTCAGGGGCATAGTATGACGGATGCTCAGCGGAGACAACTGACAAGCTACTCAGAGGTCCTTGGTTCCAGATCTGAGTTTTCAGTCGGACTAAATAATGTTCGCTCTGTTGCTTATGACTTTATTTCCGACAACCCTGAGATGAGTTCTCAGGCTCTTGTGGGAGAACTGTCTGGAGTCTTGGGTGTTGATATCGAAAAGTCCAGCAAGGCAGACCAAATCCAATATGGCAACTACCTCAAAGGGTTCCATAAGAAAGTGGCGGCTGTCGAGGAACTCTATGGTAAGGGCTCCTATGAGACACGGCGATGGCTAGGAGGTCAGCAAGCAGCGCAGGTCGGTGCTGAAGGCGATGATATGCTTTCGAAGGTGATTGATTCAGCTATCGAAGCGAAAAACACAGGAGAGCCTATAAGCCTAAACCCACAGACGTTGGCGGATATTCGCACCAAATACGAGGCTGGTAAGGGAGAGTATGTAGGCTTATCTGTTCTCCACGATCTCTACACAAACCCAGAAACCAGAGGGCATTTCGGTATCGCAGCGCAAACGATAGCTGCTGTCTGGGGCGACTCTGGGGTTAACACATTTATTAGTAAGAACTCTGCCGAGGATGCTCCCACGATGAATAGGGAATTAGCGTTGATCCACAGTATGGCGGGTATGTCTCCCACTGATACTGTGGCTCAGGTCGCTGAGCAGGTGCAGATGGTGAATGAAGATCAAATTCTCAAGGAGCTCCCTGCTCAACACCAGAAAGATTCATACAGTGCTGTTTTAAAATACCGCAGTGGACTCTCCTCAGGGAGTGTTGATAAGTACGGCAACAAGATTAAATCTATGTTCGGAAGTGAACTGGACCAGCTGAGTGAAGGTGTATACGACATCGGGGCTCAGATCGTTCAGGCATTCACCGTAGAGGGCGACACTGTAGGTGCTACTATGTGGTCCCGACGTATCAACGCCATGTTTGCCCAAGAAATTAGGAACCATACAGATGGGCCTATTGATCCGAGGAACATATACAATACGGTGATGGGCAAGCTTTCATCTGAGGTGACTGTGGCGCATGCTCCGAACGGATCTACAATAATCGTACCCATGAAGTCCATGACCCATAATTGGGTAAAAGAGGGTGTCTCTCCTGATGACGCAGGCTTGGTTATGATGCACTCTGCGGTTGGTACTGCTAAGCGTTTGGGTGTAGACATCGCAAAGGAGCTTCGTGGGATGTACGCTATTAAGTCTACGGACAATGAAGCTGAGGCAGCGATGAAACAGGACATGGGGGAGTACGAATCTGATGATGAGTTCCTCCACAAAGTTATGAGCCAACAGGTTTTAGCTGTAGTCAATGGACGAGAAACCTATGTGTCTGCACTTCGTTTGGGTATGGCGGGGATGGATGCGAACGGTAATAGCGTACGTTCCCTGTTGTATTATAACCCGAATACAGGTGCCGTTCAGAACGTAATGAAAAAGGACGGAGCACCTATTATGATTTCCGAGCGTGGATTACAGCAGGGTGTGGACAGTGTCCAAGCTAAGAAGATCAAAAACGAGCAACGTAAGGCATTGTTTAATAAGTTCTATGCGCCGATTGCAGGGGGACGTAAACTTCCTAATGTTGAATCTGATATTGAACAGTTTGGTAAAAAGGTTTTTGATACACTAGGTCGGGGAGTACGTGAGGAATCCGAAGAGGAGTACGGTGATGTGCCACTACCCGATATAACGTCGGGATTAAAGCGGGGCGCTGGAGCCCTCCGTAGCACTACTCGATCACTTCAGGGCTATTCTAAATAAGTAACTATGCTGACAACAACTATTGAACAAAGGGCGCAACGTAGGGACCCAATGGGCTCCTACAGATGGGACATCGGAGCAACGGCTGAAATCGGCGGAGCTATTAAGGCGGGGGCTCGTGAGTCTGTTATCGGAACAGGGTACCAGATGTCTCGTGAGTTGATCGCGAGGAGTAAGGCTACCGCTAATGGTGAGACGCCTATGTCCGAGGAGCAGTTTAATGCTGCTGGACACAACGAGTGGATGACGTATTCCGATGACCTGTACCCAGATGTCATCGAGGCACGAAAAGACTACCGTGTGGGTGCGATGGTTAACGAGGAGTTGACCAAGGATAATACATGGTACGGTAATCTCTTTTGGTCTATGGTAGGGTCCACAGCTGCCGACCTACCCTTTATGCTCATGCCTGCGTCAGCTGTTGCTAAGGGGGCTCAAGCTACGACCAAGGGCTTACGGATGGGTTCTACAGTAACTCAGGCAAGTAAGCTTGAACAGGCATTGGCTGTTGGTCAGGTGAAAGGTATTCGCAGAATGGCTGCGGCGGACTTGGCCAAGAAAGCAACAAAGGAGCAGTTTGTTGAGAACAGTGCTATATATTGGGGTAATCGATATTTTGATGGTGATTATCAGGAGTCAGACTTTCTCTTGGACATGGCTCTTGGTCCTGGCATTGCTACTGGTCTTGGAGCCCCTACTATATTTAAAACTAAGCGAATTGCACGGATTAACAGGAACCTCATTGTTGACAAGAAGTCACTAGAGCAGGCTGTGGAGTTAGGTGATGTGGGGGGTATTGCACGAATCCTTGAACGTAACAGTTCTACGTTCAAATCGGAGGTAGAAAAGGATCCTGATCTTTCTCGGGCAATGAAGCTTCCTTGGACTGAATTACAGGACCCCAAGAATGCTGCGGATCTGGGTAGGTTGAAATCCTTTTTGTCGGATAATGAAGATGCGCTCTGGTACCAAAACCTGAAGGGCATCATCCCTCGGGACATGAACCTTACCCCTGCTGAGTCTGTGGCTAAACAAGTGGCTGACAGGGACGCTATTGTCGAGGCTACAGTTACAGGGAACTATGAGAACCTGACAGGGGAGCAGCTGGAGTTTGTATTGGAAGCTGATGTACGGACAGAACAGCAGCGCCGCATCTTTGAAGAGGATCAACGTATTTCAGAGAAGGAAGAGATACTGGAGTCTGAGATCAGCCGTAACCGCTCAACTCAGGGAGTGGAGACACCTAGGCGTATCGTACAGGAAGTCTCTGATCGCTATAGAAATTTAGAAGCGGATGTTGCTGCTACAGATAAAGAGTTATCCTCTGCTCAAGGGCGGAAGAAGCCAAAGAAGGCAGAGCGACGCAGGATTGAGGAGCTGAAAAAGCGTAAAGCATTTCTAAAAGAAGAGCGATCTCGTCAGAAGGTCATCGAACCTATGGTGGAATCTATGGATGAGGGCATGGCTCTTGTCCGTACCTTAAAGGACTCAGTTTCCGCATTGGCTCTTCGGGGGAAAGAAGCACCTGTGTTACCTTTGCTGAAACGCTCGGATGCGCTACTTAATGAGATGGAGGATATTATGGAGAAGCTCGCGGCTCCTACTACCAATACCTTTGAAGTCGCTGCGTTAAACATTCGATCCAAAGAAGTTCAAGCAGAGCTTGGTCGTATAAAAAAGGATACCATTAAAAGCCCAGCTATTAAAGCATCGTCCACTAAAAAAAGAGGAGAAACTAAAGAGCCGAAGGATAAGGGGCCGAAGGGTGGTGGTACACCACCAGACGCACCGAGACCTCGTGATTTAAGACCTAAAGCCGAACCTACCCCTGAGCCTACTCCAGACTTGGAAGCCCAATCTACTCAGTTGGAGATGGAACTAGAAGCCAACAAAGTAGACCGTGCTAAGGCTGCTGCGGAACGTCGGGCTGAGAAGCGTCGGGAGGTTGAGAAGCGTCAGAAGGTATATGCTAAATCATCCAAGGAACAGGGTAGCCGCAATACTGAGAATATCAGTAAGCACTTGGAGCAATCCGCTGGCTGGGCTACTACTTCATATCCTAACCTTGGTAAATCTATTGATGGGTTCCGTCAGTACCTTGCTTCCCTGATTGACGCAGAAGCTGGTGAGTTATCTTTGGATGTAACTGTGGATAAGCTTATCAAATTAGTTGATTCCGATAAGCTGGAGTACACTCCTGAAGTGATGTTGGACATCCACGGGATCAAGACTACTCACGCCAAGGCTCGGGGTGTTGCCAGTAAATATTTCAAGGACCCCAAGAAGAACGAGCAGTACATTGGTCCTGATAATCTCGATGAGGGATTGTCTCGTAGACTCAATCAGCTGGATCTCGATGTTTCCGAGGGTCGGATGGATTCAGCGGACGCTGCGAGAACTTTTAATGAGTACGCTATTGAGATGGAGACGGCAGCTACCGTTCGCCGCCTGCACTCTGAGTCGATCTTCAAAAAGAAACGTGCGGAGCTTGAAGGGTTCTCGCCTAAGAAGATCATCAAGTACCTGAAGTCTTCTATCGACGGACTGAACCGTTCAGGGATTAACCTGAAGAACCCAGCTATCCAGAACGCCATCAACGCAGAGATCACGATCTCTCAGGCTCCCATGCATGAGATCCTGACCAAGCATAAGTTGTACGATGCGTTCATTGATGGGGACAATGAGTTGATGTCCGATATCATGCAGTCAAACCGCACAGGTGAGATCCCTGAGCGGTGGAAGGGTGAGAATGAAGCTATGTTCAAGGAGATCCTTGAATCCTATAAGCAGACCACGGAAGCACTGAACGGTGAACTTAATCAGTACGGTGCTAACATTCGTTTTCTGGAAGGTCACTCAGGAGTGTCCCAGCGTTGGGATAGTCAAACGCTTCTAGCTGCAGGCTACGACAAATGGTCCTCCCATATGATGGATGCCATGGACTGGGAAGCTACCCGCCGTAACCTCGGTGGTGTGATGGCTAAGGAGCGTAACGAGTTTGGCTTTGCACAGGACTGGAAGCCTGCGGAACAGGAGAAGTATTTGCAGAGTATGTATGATGAGCTTACAGCTCCCCGTACAGACGAAGACCACCCTTCGATGGATATCGCCAAGTCCTTTGGTCGCCATCGTAACATCGCACTCAAGCCTGAAGCTGAGGTTGAGATTTTGTCCCTGTACAGTGGTCACGATTCTATGGGTCAGCTATGGCTCGACCAAGTTCGTTACAAGGCAGAGATGACGGCTATTACTCGGGAGCTTGGTAACAATCCAATCCCTACGTTCCGCCGCCTTGTAGAAGACGCTGGGCTGAGTGAAGCCAAGAACACCAGCCGTAAGAAAGGTGTAGTTGGTCAGAAGCTTCACGAGCTTGATATGAAGACAATGGACTGGTCTCTCCAGTACCTGACAGGGAAACTGGATAATCCAGCGGATCTGGATGTCGCTCAGTTCGGTAAGACTACCCGACAGATTTCCCACATCTTGTTCCTGTGGCAGAGTAGTATTTCAGCTGTTACCGATATGCCTATGGCTATCCATACGGTAAGTCAGCTGGGTGGTACTGCTCCTACAGCAACAATGGTCAGTGCTTTCGGTCGAGCCCTGCGTCGCAGGTTCCAAGGGGATGAGCCTAACATGAGTTCCTACCTCACACAGCACGGAGCTAACTTTGATGCTATGATGAGCGCAGGTGCTCGTCACATGGGACTCCCTGACAGTAAGACAGCGGGTTCGGTTATCTCCCGCATGTCGGAAGCTACCTTCGCTTTGAATGGACTGAACGCATGGACTGGTATTATGCAGGAAGCGTTCATCGATGTGATGACTCGGGACATGGCTTCCAGTATTAAGGCTGGGAAGATTGAACCAAGCTTACTGCGGTCTCTGGAGGCAGCAGGGGTTACGGAAGCTGAGTTTCTTGCTCTTGGTGATTTTGTAGAAAATGTCGCAGGGGTAGATCGCCTGAACATTAACAACGAGAAGGTTAGCGTGGAGACCAAGCGTAAGCTCATGGCATTCCTCGCCAAGTACCGTGACGAGGCTATTATGATGCCCGATGCGTCCACTGCTGGAATGATCCGTGCAGGGACTCAGTCTGGAACTGTTAAGGGTGAAATAATGCGTACTATGTTCCAGTACCAGTCCTTCCCTCTGGCAATGAATCGTGTCGCTGCTCGTAAGTTCCTTGTGAACCCAGAAGGCGGGAGACCTTGGACCACGGATCAGGTGACTTTCTCGAATACCATTGGATTCATTGGTGGGATGTTGGCTATGTCTTATGTGGCTACAGTTCTCAAGGATCTGGCTAATGGTCGGGAGCCTATGCACATGGGTAACATGACAGGTGAGAGCTGGGTTCGTTTGGTCAACCAATCAGGCATGGGTGGTATGCTTCAGTCTCTTATGGAGATCGGAACAGGGAACCCGAAGGCACTTCTCGCACCAATTCCATCTACCGCACTCAAGGTCGCTGGTTCCGATTCAATCGGTGAAGCCATCTACCAGAGCCGTAACATTTGGTCGGTCGGAAGTATGCCTATTGTGGCTCCTGTGATCCAGAAAGCAGTGGCTGCTGTTTTTGATGACGCCGTGGGACTTCACTTTGATCAACTCAATACATTTCATAAAATGAATACGGATCAGGATCCTTTGTTCTACGCACCACGATAACTTGACACTTAGCAGTAACATACATAATTAAAGTACTATGGCTTCGACAATTACAGATAATACTCGGACGGCGGCGGTGAAGACTGTCACCAGTCATTACTTTTTCAACATCGGAGGGACGTTCAACGGTAACACGTTTTCTCTTGAGTGGTCGGAAGACGGTGAGACTTGGTACCCAATTAAGGATGCTTCGGACACTGACCTTAACCGTATAACGAACAGTAATGGTATTGTCACTACTGGTAAGAACGGATTCCTTTCTGGGATTGTATCCAGTGGTTCTGGTCATTCATTGAACCTTTCTCTAATTCCTGTATAATGGCCTTTAGCTCCGCATTTTCCAGCGCACTCTCACCTGTGTTTCGTTCTGCCTACAACACAGATTCGGAGGTGAATCTTGATGTGTATAACCCAGACGATTGGATCTTGGTTACGGGATTATGGGACGACACTCAAATTTGGGTAAACAGCGCAGTCTGGATTGATTAACTTTTTAAATTATGACAACACCAATTTCAAACGGCGAAGCTGGCTCATCGGTACGCATCAAACTTAACGCGATCATCGCAAAAGTGGACGGCATTCAGTCGGGAGCCACAGCGGATCAGGATTTAACTACATATCAACTGAAGCCCTCTGAAGGTGCTTTTATTGATGGTGATAAGACAAAGTTAGACAACCAGTCAGGTACGAACACAGGTGACCAAGACCTGTCGAGTTACCAAGTGCAACCCTCCGAGGGTGCTTTCGTTAATGGCGATAAGACTAGGCTTGATGCAGCAGTGCAAAGTACCACGGTCACCGACATCGTGAGCTTAACACAAGCGACCTACGATGCGCTAACACCTGACGCTTCCACGTTCTACATTATTACTGACTGATATGCCTCTTAATACTCAAGCTAGTGGTTTTTTCCTCGGGAGTGCTGAGGTCAGTAAACTCTTCTTAGGTGCTGTCGAAGTCTACAGCAGTGCCGTGGATGGTATCCTTGATCTTTTCACCGATCCCTATGTTGCCTTCAGTTGTCGAGACTTAGGCAAGGCCCGTAGCGCATTCACATCCATCGGCGACACAGGCACACAATCAAGCGATACATGGGTCGCACAGATTCGACGTTCCTCTGACGACAACCAGAAGAGCTTTACAGCGGCTCAAATGGCAGGCGGAGACATGGAGACATGGGTCGGTGCGAATGATGGTTTCATTACTCGATGGTACGACCAATCGACAAACGCCAATCACCTAGTGCAAAGTGCAGTTCTTAGTCAGCCAAAGATCGTGACTAATGGGGTGCGAAATGCTGATGGATTGTTCTTTGATGGCGCAGATTCGTTTATGGATCTCACCAGCGACCTGCCGTTTTCTGATGGCACCATGCACGTT